GAGTGTTTTTTCATCCGGCGGATTTGTGAAAAGCCACGGCGGAACAATCGAGCCGGTAGAGGAAGGCGCGTTCAAGGAATCCGGCACAATGATAAAGACCTGTATTGTGACGGTGCGGAAATAAAAAAAAGGTCTTCTGATACCGGGGAATTTCCCATTATGGGAATTCCCCCTTTTTTTTATTTTTCTTTAGTCATACAAATATTATAAATAAAAAAATGCAAAATCAAACATTATTTAATAAAAGTCTTGACAAGAAATAAATAACAGTGTATATTATAAATATAGGGCGTTGCCCTGTAAGAAATCTTTATTAAAGGGAGCAAGCTATGGAAAACGGCAATAAAAAAGCCCGCAAAGTGTTAGCGGCACTCTGCAAGGCTCTAGCCGAAATCCTTATAACTGTTGTCAGCGCGGTAATTGCGGAAGCGATTATCAGACTGGTTTTCAGTTAATGAGGGCTGGCACGGTGGCGGTAAAACTGCCGTGCCTTTATTCCGTAGTTTACTTCTTAGGGGGCTTTATGTCAAACACTTTAAAGACTGTCATAAAATGCTTTGTGCGTGGAATAATCATCGCGATAGTTATTTTTGTCGCATGGAAAATCTGGGGGTAACCGATGGAAGAAAAACGCAGAAGAGGACACCAGCCGGGCGTTCCGAACCCGAACGGAGGCAGAAAGGCGACAGGATTGAAGCGCGTCAGCTTCTCTGTCTCGTGCCAGCCGGAGGAATTGGAAGAATTAAGAAAACTTGTCGCCGCTTCCGGAAAGACGACAAGCCGGTTTCTTTTAGACCTTGCGTTCGGAAGATAATCATTTTAGAAAAATATAAAAAAGACTATAACAGTGGTACAAGACCCATAAGCGGTACCTCCTATAATTTGCCCCTTGCTGGTGGTGCGGCGGGGGGCTTTTTTTTTGCCATTTTTCGCCAACGGCGGCCAGTTTTTTTTCTGTATAGTTGCAAGTTGCTCCATGTACTCCATTTTGCTCCACGCTTAAAATTCCATTTTGACTATACTTTTAAATTTACAAAATGGAGATTTTGCAGAATGACACCGGTATTTAAAACAGATAAAGATGAATTAAGAAGTTTTGACTTTGAGTTAAGGGCAAAGCAAGACGAGCAAAACGGCACTTTTGTTGAAGGCATTCCAATCGTTTTTGAGAAAAAATGCGACATGGGGCTTTATGAAGAATACATTTCAAAAGAAGCCCTTTCAAAATGCGACATGAAAGACGTGCGTTTTTTGGTAAACCACAACACAGAAATGACACCGCTTGCGCGCTCAAGAAACAACAATAAAAACTCAACCATGCAGATGGAAGTAAAAGACGACGGAATGCACATCCGCGTGAACCTCGACACTGAGAACAACACGGAGGCAAGAAACCTTTATTCCGCAATCCAGAGGGGAGATGTTAGCGGAATGAGCTTTATGTTTTGCGTTCGCGGCGACAAGTGGGAAAATTTGGATTCAGACTATCCAAAAAGAACAATCACGGATATTAGCCAAATATTTGAAGTTAGCGCGGTAACCTTTCCGGCTTATGAAGACACTTCCATAAAAGCCCGTGCCGTTTGCGCATTGGAAAATGCGAAGCGGGAGTTGGAGAACGCAAGGGCGGAAGCAAAAGCGAAGGAAGTAAAAAAAGCGCAGGCTGACTATGAATTAAGGCAAAGAAAACTTGATCTTTTGTCTTATTAAAAAAAATGGAGAAAACAAAATGAACAAATTAAAAGAACTTCAAGAAAGAAAAGCGACTCTCATCAACGAAATGAGAGCAATGAACGAAGCAGCAAAAGACCGCTCTTTTACAGACGAAGAAAAAAAATCTTATTCTGAAAAAGAAACAGAATTGAAATCGGTTGTGGCAAACATTGAGGCGGAAGAAAGAAAAGCTGCTCTCAACGGGTTCACACAAGAAAACCCTGAGCCACGGGCCGACAATCCTGGCGCAAAGGGCGGCTCTGAACAAAAGCAAAGTTTTTTCAAGATGGAAAAAAGGGCAAACGACGTGTTCCTTTCTGTAGGAACTGGAGCAAATCCAGGCGGAGCGGCAGCCCTTGCGCCAGAAGAATTCATGCACGAGATTCTAAAGGAAGTTGAAAAACAGGCAATCCTTTACGGCCGGGTTCGCAAACTTCCAGTTAGCGGAGCAGGCTCTTTGGGCGTTCCTTACGAAAAGACCGACGCAACCGCCGCAGAATGGACAAACGAAATCCCGTCTACAGAAATCGGCTACGACAAGGCCTGGGAATTTGGCAAGCGTTCGCTTTCGCCAACCGACCTTGTAAAGCAGATTCTTGTGACAAAGAAACTTCTTGCGACAAGCGCGTTCCCTATCGACACTCTTGCAAAAGACAAGATTGCTGAAAAACTTACAAGCGCGTTTGAAAACTGTATCTTGAACGGCACTGGCGAAAACCAGCCGCTTGGAGTATTCACCGCAAGCGCGGACGGAATCCCTGCGAGCCGCGATGTTGAAACTGGAGCGGCTGCAATCAGCGCGGACGACCTTATCAACATGAAGATGAGCTTGCGCCCGGAATACAGAAGCAAAGCCGTTTGGGTAATGAGCACAGAACTCTTGAAAGATGTCATGAAGCTCAAGGCGACAGACGGACGCTACTTGTGGCAGCCTGCAATCGCTCAAGGCGAGCCTGCGACAATTCTGGGGCTTCCAGTAATTGAAAGCGAATACGCGCCTAGCGCAAAAACCGCAGGCTCTTACGTTGCCGTTCTCGGCGACTTTAGCCACTACTGGTTTGCATACTGGAAAGGAATTGACATCACAGTGCTTAATGAAAAGTATGCAGGCACAAACCAAATCGGATTTTTAGGACACACGCTTGCAGACGGACAACCAACGCTTCCAGCCGCATTTGCGCGCCTTAAAATAAAAGCCGCCTCTCAATCTGGTTCAAATCCATCAGGCGACTAAAACGTTCTTCTTCCATAATTAAAAAAGTTTTTCGCTTGCGTATTATCCTTCTTGTCCCATGATGCGCAAGCGTTTTTTATTTAAGGTTTACACGGCCTTAAAAACGGCTGAGTCAAGGTCTTGAGCGTAAGCGTACCTTGACCAGACGTATTTCTGACTATAAAGAGCAAAGGAGATTTTCTTATGGCGCAAAAAAAGAATGGGCAAAAGCAGACAGAAGCGGCTGCAAAGGAAAGCAAAAGCGGATTGATAAAAGTAAAAATCAATTCAGTTTTACGCGGAAGCTACGGAGCGTTTAATCCCGGCCAAACAGTGGAGCTTGAAAAAACGCTTGCGGAATCCTTTGTGAAAGAAGGCTATGCGCAAAAGGTGGATTAAATGTATATAACGGCGCAGGAACTAGAGGATTTCATCGGCAAATATCCGGAAGACAGCAGGCAGTCTGAACAGTATGCAAAAGCCGCGGAAGAAATGATTGCTGAATATCTTGGGTATAATCCGGAGCAAAAGGAATATACAACTTTCCGCTATGGCGATAATGGCAGTCTTTTTGAGCTTGAGGCGTTTCCGCTTGTAGAGCTCCTTAAAGTAAAAGCCAATGGAACAGAGCTAGATACGCAGGATTTTAGGATACGCAGCAAGAACTATCTTGAAAGAAACTTTGGAAAAGGCTCTTTTTATAAAGATCATCTTTATGAAGTTGTCTATACGGCAGGATATGAGACAGTTCCTGCAAAAATCAAGACGGTTGCCTTGCAGCTTGCAAGCCTTATGTGGGAAAGCGCGGGCGGAAACCTTGCCGTTTCTTCCACAACGTTCGCGGACACTGGAAGCAGGCAGTTCAACAACTTCACCGCAGACAGGTTCTTAAAAGAGCTTGAGCCTTACAGAAAGGCAGCCGGCGGCAATTTTTAAGGGGAAGCAATGGCAAGGTCAAACTGGATTGTTGTAGAGGCGGAAGTCGCGGAAGTTCAAAGGGCTCTTGAAGGAACTTCAAAAAGCCTTACAAGCATACAAAAGCAGGCGCTGGGAATAATCGCCCGGCAAGGCGTAAAAACGATACGCCAAAGAATAAGACAGTCGATTGAAAACAAAAGCCGCTCAACAGGCGAGCTTCAAAAAGCCTATGCTTTCCGTGTAAGAAAAGACGGAAGCGAGGCGAATATTTATCCAAAGGGAATGGCAGGCTCTAAAATATTTCCTAAGGCCTACGTCCAAAACTACGGATATTCAGGAGCGACCGCAAGGGCTAGAAACTGGAGCGTAAAGCCGAAAGGCTTTATCGAGCATACAGAAAACTTTTTAGATTCAAACAGTTTTGAAGAGGAACTGAATAAAATGGTCGATAAGGTCTTGTCTAAATACTGGGGGTAAAAATGGAA